ATCAAAGCGCACTGAACCCAAGTTTACTGAAAATTTACATTTCACATTTACTGGTTACGTTCTTTTCTTTCACCCTACCACGTTGGAATTTGCTAATTCCAACAATCACATTTACTTGAACAGTTTACTCCAAGCTCACTGAACCATTTTCACTGATCTCCATCTTGTGTGAACAGGTACATCTGGTCAGAGCATTTCATCCATTCTATTCTGTGAGGATGTCATGCTTTGGTTTTTGATCTACTTCATCTTGTCACTTGTGATTCTGCTGCTCTCATTTTACTCGCTGGTGCTCATTCCATACAATTCACCAGCTTATGTGTTTGTTGAGTTGCGTAAGAAGCATCTCAGGTTTCGTTTTACTTGTTCCGTTCGCTACTCTTTCCGGTCCTTGCTTGTTGAGCAAGTTATCGGAGCCTTGTTTTGGATAGCCCTTATCTACCTGGTTAGGGTTGTTCAGCTCTCATTTCGATTATTGTTTCGTGTATCAGCACGTTCAGTAGCGAGATGCATATCCTTGTCTAAATCATTCTATGTCATGTCGAGCTCTAACATCCAGGAAGCCTATGACAAGGCTGCAGCAGCCTTCAATGACTCTAGCTCATCTATAGCGCAAGCTATTGCTCTCTCGAAAGAGAAGGCATGGTTGGCACGACCAGACGAGTGCGAGGCTGCAATCACCACCATGCTCAGCAAAGGGAAAATCTATGTTACAAATAACATCAGAAATAGATTACTGTGGCGCTCTGTCCCATCAGCTGTCATGGGCCACTTCAACACTGGGTTCGTCCCAGCGGTGTCGACAAAAGAATCAAAAGAACCCACCATCTCAAACGTGGTGCTCAGCGATGCCGTCAAGAAATATCTGGCCGATGTTGGATACACTACAACCCAGTACAAAACCAGTGCTACCGGGAAGATACGAGGTGTCACCAGCCAGCAGCCGGCAGCCATAGTGCGTGTCGACGTCATGTCACTCCGGACGGAATCTCTAGTTTCACAATCGAATGCTGGCGTGACATTATCATTGGCGCTTGATGGGAGGGCCAAGAAGCCAGAAGCAGCCATACTCGGGGGACATCTGCACTTCACAAAGGATGACGCCATTTCCACATCTCTGTTCTATCCTCGTTTTAGCCTATCATCACAAGAGAAGAATCTAGATGAGTGCGTCCAAGTTTGGTCCACATCACAAGGTTATAACCTCAAACCAGGTTCTATCGCTTCAGCCACCTGTTCAGCAATGGTAGGAGAGGTCACCACCCAGATGGGTGCTACCTCCATGATAGCCCCCGTGATGGATCAGCTTGAGAAAGCAAAGAAGCAAACTATGTCACTCGGGGCTCTTCCTATTCACCCTTACAGACCCACGGAGAACAATGTGGATGAGGTCGTAATGAACTGGGAGGGGGCAACAACATCGCTGGATTTTATCGGAAGTTCAGCCGGAACTAGTGAGTGGGCTCCGAGGAATTCAGAAGGGAATCGCTCAATTAGATTTTCGGGTCTTAAAGCGATCGATGGACCGGGCACCTCCAATGAGAAGCATTTCATCACGCAGGAGGAACTTTTGGAGGAGGAAAACCCAAGGGAACCGAGGGAGAGACCCAATGTTAGACCTCGCCCTGCCAGGAATTATGATGACGATTTCGTGGAGGAAGGGGATGGCATGCCAATGCAGCCCATTGTGATAGCTAAGGAACACATCCACTTTCCGGATAGTGATTATCTCAAGGAGGATGTACACATTTACACTGGGAGTGTGTCTGTGCCCCAGGTCTCTACTGATACCGCTGTTCTTGCATTTCTTAATCTCTTTGAGGGTATGGGCTTGGATGACTCAAAGGACCCGTTCATCAGCAAACTCAAACTGGCAAGTCTTGTGGTACCAAAATTCAAAGTTCGAGTCAGGTTTTCATTGCCATCGATGTACTCTTGCCCTATTATCATATCTTGGGACGAGGGTCGTTGTATAGGTGACACGTATGCGCTGGAAGATTTGGTGCAGTTGCCTTTCTGTGTCGTTGGCCCAACCGTTGGTCAGGCTTACACCGATTTTTCTTTTGAGACTTATGGGAGAACCGGTGCTTTCTCACTTGCGCGGAAGATTTCCTGTAGCGCTGGTACACTTTATTTCTCGTGCATGCCCCATGATTTTGCAACACTGGAAGGGAAGATTAGCTTGCATTATGAGATATGGTTAGGCCAGGGAACCATCATCAGCCAGGGCCTCTTTCCACAATTGCCCAGTCAGAAGGCAACGCTTGTCACCGGATTGACCGAGCGAACCTATTGTGCTAATTTGGTGGGCAACACCCATCTTGGAAGAATGGTCCTGGATCACAACACCGATACAGAAAAATTCTTTTTGCTGGCTGTTAGACCAGGTGTTGGGGCCATCTCGAGTGATGGGAAAACCATTTATGGTTCGAATATGTCAGCCCTTTGTGCCAATTGGGCTTTCTGGAATGGAACAGCCTGCATTTCGGTGAACATCACGGCGCGACAGAACGTCGCAGGTCAACTCTCCATTTACACACTACCACCAGGGTACAACACGAGAAAGCTCCGGGAAAAGGACTGTTATCATTGGCCAAGGGAGGTCATCACTTTCAACGGATCACAGGTCTACAAGTTCAAGGCGCTCGCCAATTCGTGGCTCGGGGCCTGCTCGACCGTAGGGGGAGCTTTTGTGGACCAGAATGATCAAAATGGGAACACTCTCTCTTTTGCAGTATTTATAAACGCTGGTCCCTCCAGCTGTGCTGGATTTAGCACGCAGGTCGATGTGCTCTTCACGCTCACCAACATTGAGGATCTCACTCTATCAGAGCGCATCACTCCACAAACTCACAGGGCTCCAAGACCTACTGCCAACTATGCACCTAGGAAGCCCTGGGAGAGCAAAGTTCTGGCCACACAGACTGAGGAGATTGTTGAGCAAGGTTTTGGTATTCAGCCCCCCAACTTTCATAGGCTTTACACTCTGCGCAATCTCAAGCAAACAAGTGAAGAGACCTGGATCCTGCCATTCACATTGGCCGAGCCGAAGAGGAGTAACTGGAAGAACTGCAAAGTCTACAATTATGAGTCTCCTGAGCTGGCAGCGGATAAGGAGCCACTTGTCATCATTGATTCCACCAATCCATACCGGCTTTTAGTGCAAGGGAGTTGCTTCTATAGTTGTCATTTGGAAGCATCTGTCTCATTGTCCAGTACTAAGAAGAAGGCGAGCGCTGTAACTGTTGGCATTCTCAAGAACCCTTTCTACCACAAGGAAATAGGGAGAGCACAAAAGGATGGCGACGTTTTTGGTGGGGGATTAAGGGATGCGACTTCTATTCTCCCGGGAAATATTGCTATACTCACTCAACCAGAGAGGGAGAACATCCGTTCTTGTTGTCGCCCAGATCTCGAGAAGTCAGGAAGAGCTTTTCTTGACACACCATCTTTTCTTTGCATCATAATACCAGCCAATAGTGACGTCACGGAAGTGGAGACAGGGTACTCTGTCAAAGGGCCCTTGTCGTTGTATGGGATCGGTCTGCCTTCCCCAGTCGACATACCACCCACTAGTAAGGACCGATACATGCCGCATCTCACAGTTGGCAATCCAGTTATTGCTACCACATCTGAAAACTCAGCTCTAATGCCCATTGGATGGTGGGATTCCCTCAAGGAGGAAAAATTGTGGTCAAAGTACCGGAAGCATTGTGAGATCAGGGAACCCACTAAGGAACATGTGCAGTATCTGGAGAGGAAATTCAGGGATAATTGTTTCAGGGTTTACAATGTTTATGAGCCTGATGCCGAACTCAAGTCCCGCATGCACCTGAAATTCACCAAACCTAAGTTCACACCAGGTCAGGACTATGCACTAAACATGCAGTTCTGGTTGGGCAGTTCTAGGGACAACATGTATGAACTTATATGGCGCTTTGACGATTCTTACCCTGAGGGGTACATTATATCCTACTCCACCAACATGGGCAATGGGAACTGGGACAAGCACACTCAATGGATGTCCAATTTGGATAGGTTTGCGCCCAGGGATGAAGTTGATTTTGGAATCCAGAGGCACTCGGATCACAGCATGACCATTTTTGTGGATGGCATTAAAGCAGGAGAAGTACGTGGCTGCTTTCCCCTTGGAAACATACTGGCGGGTTGGGAATATCAGGTGGATTTGAGATTTGCTTTGGTTAGGAAGGGGTCCATTCCTTTCTCTTTCCGGCCAACTGGGACTCTGCGGGACGTATACATAAATGATCTCCCAAGCCCTATGTCACTGGTGAGAGTGGAGACCACATCCATACAGAGTAATTCTTCCATGTATCCACTTGAACCGGTACAGGTGGGAGTGGCTCCTGCACAGCTGGACTACTATCTCTCCAACAATATTGGCTTTGCCAAGAGAGGTGCGACCAAGAACACCACACAATCGAACAGAAAGCGCGTCGAGAAGCATGGGAAGCTGGAAGAGGTCGTCGGAGAAGAGGAAGGGGGCACAAGAGGAGAGGAGGTACCCACTCAGGAAATACTTTCTGCTAGCCCTCACCTTGGATCCACCATTCCGGTTGCTTACAACACTAACATCAAGGGAAAAGGCAAAGGCATTGAACCAATGGAACGAGTCAGAATAGGCTCATCCTGGGTTCGGGAGAGAAATGGAAGGAGGCGGCCGGAACCTATGTACCCCTATGGGAGACTTGAGAAGCTGGACAATTCTCTTAGGAATGAGCCTCAGACTGAAAAGCATCATCATTTCAAATGGCGGGGTATCGAGGTATCGGAAGGCACTGATTACCACGTGTGCTACAGGATAGGCCGGACGCCCTTTTATGGCTGTTGCGAACGAGACGAAACGCCTGTCAATACAATACCCCTGGCAATACGGGAGGAAGCTGAGGAAAGCGTGAGGCGCAGGGTACTTGAAGCCCTCAATCCTGATGAGCTCTTTGAACAGTACTCACATATGTACTCGCAGGACATCTTAATGGAAGCCTGTAGTTTGACGATACAAGATTACCCGCCAGGCAACATCAAGTACGTGGATGTGTTGGATGGTGTACTCAAGGAATTTGGAGTGAACATTCGGGACTACAGGTACAAAGAGAACTGCGGGTGTTGTGGGAGAAAGGAAATGGTCCTCCAATGTAATAAAGGATGGCGCCTAAATGCACTCAGACGGGGTGGTTTCTCGATCCGGGAAGGGAGAAGGACCGGGTTGGATTATCTTGGATCACCATCGTGGACTGGAGGCGTCATTGGCATCACTAGTGACTTAACCCCGGTTGTCACACGCCACGTATTTGGTGAGCTTGTGGATCAAGTAGCCAGAAGTATGCTAGCTGAAAATCAAAACAACGTGCCCGGTTACCTCAAGGAGCTCGAGAAATTCCATCCGGGCGCTTTAGGTCTGTAGGTTCCTTAGTAGTTAGTAGTTTTGGATCAAACTATAAATGATATCCGGTTTTCCCCCCCGCCTTAAAGGGGTTTGATAAGGATAATGTCTGGTGGACCACCTGTTCTTCATTGAATAGGCCACTTGGTGTACGTCAGACTTAAATGATCTGGCGGTCCTATCATATTCCAGGAATTAACCTGGTTTAGGGGCAACCCGTATGTAGCCTTGAATAGACGAGGCAAATAGCTCTGCACGCTGCTATCAAAATAAGGATCGTGTGCCCAGTCCCGGTTAGAAGGACACCCACATTTCATAGGACGAGTACCAATTGGGAGGAAGGGTAAGGAGTATTCATCCGTGTAACGCTCTGTGAACTGAATCCCCATACTGAGAAAGTCTGAACTTTTTGTGGTAAGTTTGTTGGAACTTTAAACCAATAGCCCAACCCCGGTTAGAAGGGTCGAGTGGTTCTACGTTAGTGGACCAGAACCTCGGGAGAGTTTTCCTAGGATCCAGACCGAATTCTGGCAGCTTGCATGGCAAGATACACTGTAGAGTGGAGGCTTGATAACCCTCCTGCAGTAGGCAAGGCAATGGCTTTTCTGTCGGCGGTAGCGTCCCGGCCCTTGTTTATGTTCGCCCGATCAGTGAAAGGCCGATTCGTATATCGTTAAATACGAAATCGGGAGATTTATCCTAGGATCCAGACCGAATTCTGGCAGCTTGCATGGCAAGACGATACCAAATATCGCAAATTTGGAAACTGGGAAGTCGGTCCAGTGTGAATACCGACCTTTGTTGGCAGCAATTTTCTGTCAAGTATGGTGCGCTTTTGTACCACAAAATGGACACTTGTCCACAAAAAGATTTTACTTAGTTGTAATGTCACTAATTTTCTTGCGGGGAAATAGATCGTTAAAGGTAGATTTCTCCGTATTGTTAACCTTAGTTAGATGT